TATATCAAATACAAATTTTATATTATTATCTAATAAAAACTGTCCGTCTTTTATAGAAGTATCTTTTGCTAATATTATAATATCATCTCTTGTTGCTAAATCTAAATTTTCAATTTGCCCATCATTTTTTCTCATACCTTTTAATGGTATAGTAGCTCTAAATCTACGTGAAGCCCTTATATGTTCTCCATCTTTTGCTTTGAATTTTAATGTGTAAAATTTTATATTCATAATTTAAAATCTAAATATTTTTGATCGTAGTGTAATTCATTGATAGTTTTTAAAGCATAACCACTTGAAAAATCTTCTTTTTCAAATTGACAAGCACTTAAATATAACATATGTTCTTTAATTTTTTCATCATCAGGAAAATAAGGATTATCTATATTTTCAATTTTACTTTCGCTTAAATATGAAGCTGCATTAGGGCCTAAAGTTATAACAGGATAACCATTTAATATTGATTCAATACCTATTATACTGCTAAATGTTACAACACAATGTATATCATCTTTTTTTAATTGATCTAAAAATTTATCCTCATTTACTCTCACTTTTCTGGATTTAGGTTTTTGTCTTATAACTATCTCTTTATCTGTAAATTTTTTAATTTTTTCTATTGTTTCTGTTAACCATTGACTTACTTTATAATCATAATGTTTAAATACTTTTGAAGTAGGCGGTGCAATTAAAATTTTAGAACCATTTATTTTTTTTAAAGGTTTAAAATTATTATAATTTTCATTTGTAATTTTTAAAAATTTATTTTTAATTAAATTTATATTTGTTCTTTGACTAATTTCTTCAGATGATAAATGATTTAATACTTGAAAATTATTTTTTGAAAATCTATGCCATTGTTTGCGTTTTTGAGGAAAATAACCAGTATCTATGTAATAAAAATCTATATTATTTTTTATACATTCTTTTATAAAAGCACTTCTTGACATACCTCTAAATACGATAGGAGTTTTATCGTCTGTATTAAAAGTATCTTTGTTTATTGATATAAATTCAGGTATTTTAAAAAAATAATTTAAAACTTTATCACCTTTAGACTTAGTATAAACTCTCATCATATCATATTTTTTACAATATCCCAAAAATAACCACTAGATAAATCGTGTGTATTAAAATGTGTGTTGGCGTATTTTATAAACCATTTTTCTCTATTCAAATTCATATTAGGTTTTTCAATATCTGATAATTGACCTGCACTCATATCATAAAAATAACAATTAGGAGAGGTAACAAAAATAGGTTTTCCTTCTATAATGGCCGGACAAGCTGATGATGAAGCAAAAGTAACCACTGCATATGAATTTCTTATTGCATCTAATATAGGAGGATAACCTTCTGGACCTGTATGTTTTTTAGCCATAATTTTGGACTGTATTATAACATTTTTAACTTCGCCACTTGTAGTCCAAGCATATAATCTATTAAAATCTCTTTCTCCAAAACTACCTGTAGCTCGGTGCATCCTTATTATGATAGGTCTATCTGTGTATTGTCTTAATGTATTTGTTGTTTCTATAGCATAATCAGCGGCATTTTTTTGTTCGCCAGAATATCCTTCAGTTCCTCTATTCAAATTAATTAAAATGTAATCTCCTTTTTTTATGTCATAATCTTTAACGATTATATTTCTATCATTTTTAATTTTATCCCAACGTTTTGAATCTGGATTAGGACTCATTAACCATTTACCGCCTTTTAAAGGATGAACGTGTCCATACGGTACTCTTACATATCTTCTTCCATCTTTAGTTTCATCAATATTACTTCTAGTGCTATTATAGTCGTGATAAGAAATTAAAACATCACCATCTGTATAAAATATTTTACCACTAGGTTCAAACTTATCTATGATCTGTCGTCTTAAAGAAGTATTGGGTTTATTTGCGTCATTAAACATTTGATAATTAAAACTAAAACCATAATCTGAATTTATAACAGTATGGTCTCTTACAGGTATAGCTTTCCATTCAGTAGAGTGTACATTAACACCTTGTTCAAAAGCTGTAACCCAATCTGCTTTATAAGAATCAGCAGTTGTTTTATAATAGATTGCTATTGTTTTCATTTTTCGATTTCAATTTTAACTGTGTTTGTGTAAATATTAAACCATTCTGAAGAATAATCGCAAGTGTCATATTGATTAAAGTATGGGCCACCATCTGTGTAGTGTACGTTCTTTACTTCTTTCTTATAAGGATATTCACCAACTAACCAGTTCCATTCTAATGGTAATGAACCGATAAGTTCTTCATTCTCTAACCATTTAAACTGATGTAATTCTAATCCACTGGCCTTATTAACATAGTCTGGTGTTAACGTTATACACTTCTTACAATTTAATAACATAAAACTTGACCAGTTTTTCTTTGCATATTTTGTTTGTACTTGACCTAAAAATTTTGTTTCATCTTTAGGTGTATAATCGTGTTTACAAACCTGTACGGCATACTTGTCATCTCTTAATCGCCATAGTTCGGCTATATCGGACATCATTAACATATCACAATCCATAAACAAAGCCCAACCTTGATAGTTCATAAGGTGTGGTATTATAAATCTACTAAATGAAAATTCTGTTGATGATAAATTATTTCTTTCTCTTACAAAGTCATCTTTAATATTTGGTAGATAGATTGGTGTAATTGAAACTGGTTTTGTACTGTGTCTTAATATACTTTCTGCAAGTATGTGATATGCTATTTTTTCTTTACTATCGTATCCTATAAAAACGTTTATCATATGTCTATTTATCTATTGTATAAAATCGTATCCTTTATCCTTTTTCTTTTTACCTTTTAAATGTGTGGTGTATTCGGCCAATTTAGAGTGTGGCCAAACGTGTCCATCTTTTCTTGTGCCTGTTAAATTGTATTGTGGTTGTCCTGACAAATATTTTTCTCTTACTTTATTCCATACATAACTATCGTGCCATTGTTCTTCTTTAAATAATAAATCTAAATCATAATATTCTCTTAATTTTTCTACAAAATTTTGTGTATGTTTGTTTGTTAAATTATAACCTACAAAACCACATTCAGGATATCTTGGTGGTTCTGGCCTATCTAAGTAACATATTGTATAATCAGCAGGCAATATTTTCTGTACTATCTCTTGTTCTGTAATTCTTTTTGTAAATACCACGTCAGCATCAATCCAAAATACATAGTCATATTTTCCTTCCATCATTAAATGAGTTTTGGCATATACTTTATAACTAAATCTTATTGCATCTTTTAAAAAATCTAAACCAAATATAATTTTACTAGGATCATTTTTTTCTGTACTGTATTGATTTCGTTTTGCGTTTCGTTCAATAAATTGTTTTAAACTAGGATTTGTTTCGTTTATATCTCTATAGAATATATTATCACGCATAGGATCAATTTCAGGAATCCAACCCTCGTGGTAAATATAACAATCAAATGGCCAATTATAGGTTTGTAGAAACCTAAAAGCATAATACTCGTATAACTGTTTATTTAATGATGTTACTATTGCTATTTTCATAACCAGCCTTTGCTATATAATATGCGTCTATTATATCTGTAATTGGATTGTTGAGTGTAGGTATATCAAAAACTTTCATAAGATTTGTGCCAGTATCGTTTGTAAATTGTTCATACATCTTTTGTTTATCTGCATTACCTTTGCCTGTGGCAAACTTTTTAATAACACTTGGTACTAATATTTTATAATCATATTCTTTTAATCTATACTTTAATATGCCACCGTTTTCCGCAATTTGAAATACAGCCTGACCTTTACTACCAAAAGAATATCCTTCAATAAAAATTTGAGGGTCTGTTAATTTGTTTATGATTGATAATGCCCAACTTGATAGATTTTCAAATCGTTCTATAGGATTTTTATATTCAGTGTGTTCTGTTCCTAATATATTCTTCATCATATTACCAATATGTTTCTTTTTACTTGTGAGATAAAAGAATTTACAATCTTCAAATTTAAAACTACCTGCACTGACGCAAATGGCCGGTGAGTTTAAACTAAAATCAATACCCACCGTGTGCATATTATTGATTGCCTTTTAATATCTCATTCATTCGTTTTTCAAATTTTTCATAATACCATAATTTAGGTTTCAT